GCCAGAAGGGGTTTTGCCATGCGCCAGTTGGTGGCCGTGCAGAAGGGCAGGTATGCCACTCCAGACGCAGTGAAGGCCTTTGAAGGCATGCTTAGCAAGCTGCTGGATGACCGCGACGCAAAAAGGCCGCCACGCACCGCACAGATGAAGACCATCCGCGAGTGGGCCACGGGCACAAGCAGCCAACAGGTTGAGAAATTCTTCGACTTGGAGTGGACGGTCTGGTGCCAGGATCTGGAGATGGCCATGAAGCAGCCGGTAGAGGGCTTCATGAAGACCGAGTTCCAGGGTAAGGTACTGCCAGGGGCGATGGAGACAGAACGCAAGGACAATCGGTTCATCTCCAACGATGCTGCACAGAAGAAGGTCAGCTTCATAGGCCCAGCCGCGCTCATCTATGAGAGGCTGGTCGAACTATGCCCGGAGTTTAGGTCGAAGCTGAGCCCAGCGGCCCTGGACGCCAAAGAGCAGGAGTGGCTCAATGCCCACGCCCGCGGGCCATTGGGCGCCGATCAGGTGGAGGGCCTGGAGTGGGACTACGCAAAGATGGACAGCTGCAGCGTTCCGGCCCTAAAAGGAGTCACCGAGGGCGGTTACATGAAGGTTCTGAGGCAGCTGATGGATTGTGTACAAAACCTGGACGTTGAAGAGCGCATACGCCTCTTCAAAAGGGCTCTCGCCATGAGAAGGCAGCGCCTCTTCACCATGAAGTCAAGGGTCACCCGGCAAGCGCTGTTCAAGGCAGTCATTTCTGGTACCGTGGCCAGCGGAGACTTTGACACGACATTGATGAACAGTCTCATCAACCTGGTTGTCCTGTGCCTTGCCATTTACATACTGGAGCAGGAAGGGGTAACTGATCAGGCCCCCCTGCTCACGAGAGATGATCATCTGCAGGGTCACGCTCTCTTCGTCTGCATTGCGGGCGACGACGGCAAGGTGTACAGCGAGACTCCAGGCTATGTTGAGAAACTGGCCGATAAGCTGGTTGAAGTGGGAGCGCAGTTGGGATATGAGATAAAGTGCAAGCGGGCACTGCTGAGTGGATTGGACAGCAGGGTCACCTTCTGCTCTAGGATTCCCCTGGTGATTCCCCCAGCCGATGGCATGTCAGGATACATTGTCAAGTCACTGCGCCTACCAGCCCGCATCTTTGCCAGGATCGGCTGGACGAGCAAACAGGGCGTGACGACGAGCAAGGC